AAGCCAACAAAAACTAAGGTGGAGGTGGCTGTAAAGGCTACCTCTCCTTCCTCTGGTTACAAAGTAACTTTCGGTTCAAAAGTAAAATTAGGAGCAAAAGTAAATGCCCAAAGCAAGTGATGGCAAGTTTTTCCCTTACACTAAAGAAGGAATAAAAGCATACAAAAAATATGAAGAGCATTTAAATCGCAACAATAAACATATGGGTAAATATGAAAATAACGACAGAACAGAAAACCCAAACAATAATCTCAAACTAAAAAACACACCTAACACATAGAGGTTAATATGAGCAAAAAAGGTTTATCTAACAATCCTAAAGTAAGAGCTAAAGTTGCTAATAGAGCAAATACTCATTTAGAATATTTTAGAGCCAAAGGTCAACAACTTACTACGGCTAGAGTTCAAGCTGTTGCTGAGGGTCCAAGTCGTTATGACCATGAAAGATATTTTCCTAAAAGAGCTAGTAATATTGAAAAATCATATCAAAGTGGGAAGCCAATTAAAAGTCAACTTAATCCTAAAAAGTTAGATGCAAATTTAAGTGGCAATACAAATAGAGCTAACTATTCAAAATCAGTAAGTAGGTTAAATACTTTTAATAAACACGTTGCTAATTTTGGCAATAAAATGGAAAGATTAACACCATCTTTTGAGAAAGATAAAATTAAAAAAGGCATAAAAACAGCAAAGACTATGGGCAGTATAGTAAAAGGTCTTAGAAACATTACTGTTCCAGGAATTATAGCTACAATTATGACACCTAAGAAAGTTGGCGATGCCACTTTAAAAGGTAATCAAGGCGAATATAAAAGGGTTAAGTAATGCCAAATACAGCCAAGACCGATATTGAAGTAGCACAAAGAGCAATGGTCTTAGTAGGCATGGAGCCTTTGTCTTCTTTTACAGAAGGTACTGATGAAGCTTTGGTTATGAATACAACTTACGAAGATGTTGTTGAAGATTGCCTTGCTCAACATAATTGGAACTTTGCTACAGGTCAGATACAATTATCACGTTTAGCTGATACTCCAATAGATCGTTGGGATTCAGCTTATGCCCTACCCACTAATCCTTCTGTTATTCAAGTCCAGACAATAACAATATCCAATGTTGTTCAAACCTATGATATTTACGAGAAATACATATACATTAATGCTTCTGAGAATGATGCCGTGGTTTTAAACTATATATACCGTGTTGACACTCAATATTGGACACCAGCATTTACCTTATGGGTTATATACCGTCTTGCCTCTATTTTGGCTTTATCAGTTACAAGAAAGGCAGACATTGCCAAATCATATAGAGAATTAGCTGAAATGCAGTTTAGAAGAGCTAAAGCAAGGGATTCACAACAAGTTACAACGACTGGTATTGCTTTAAGCCGATATCATCGTATTAGACTTGGTTCAGGTCTTTATGCAAAAATTGAAGGGACTTCTGAAAGTTGAATGAATGGCATTATTAAGACAGTTTACTACAAATTTTTCTTCAGGAGAATTAACTCCCCTTTTATCATCTAGAGTAGAATCTGATGCCTATAAGAATGGAGCATACAGACTCCGTAACGTTAGGTTAAAGGCTCAGGGTGGTTGTACTAGAAGACCAGGATTAAGATACCTACAGACTCTTCCTACGGACAGCTATCAATCAGAAGCTTATGTATATGATGAAGATGAAGCTTATTTATTATTATTTAGTAATACTAAACTAATTATTGTTGATATTTCTGATCCTACTGCCGTTTTGCAAACAATTACTAGTATGGCATGGGTAACTGCTCAAATTGGATCATTAGTGGTAAGCCAAAGTGGTGATACAATGTTTGTTACTCACCCAAGTCTTATTACTAAAAAGATAACCAGAACAAGTGCTTCTAATTTTGCCGTTACTAATTATGTTTTTGACTCATCAAATGGCATGTCATATCAGCCTTATTATAAGTTTGCAGGAAGTGCAGTTACAATAACGCCAAGTGCAACAAGTGGTTCTGTAACATTAACGGCTAGTACAAGTGTTTTTGTCTCTGCTCATAATGGTACATATCTAAGGTTTGTTGATTCAGCAGATACTGTACGTCATGCTTTAATTACTGGCTTTACAAGTGGAACAGTAGTTACGGGAACTTTATCAGGTGCTTTAGCCAATACTACTGCTATGTCAGATTGGCAAGAACAGGTATTTAGTGCCACACGTGGATATGCAAGAACTGTTACATTCCACGATCAAAGGTTAATATTTGGTGGTAGTCGTGATCTGCCAAACTTTCTATTTATGTCAAAGATTGGAGAATTCACTAACTTTGATGTTGGCGATGGTGCTGACGATACATCTATTCAAATACAAATAGCTGAAAACCAAGTATCTGAAATAAAAGCTCTTATGTCATTTAGGTTTCTTACTATCTTTACTTCAGAGCAAGAACTATATATTCCAACAAGTGAGAATAGACCATTAACACCTTCAACTATAACAGTTAAAAAACAAACTAGTTTTGGATCTGGAACTGTTCCACCAAAAGAATTTGATGGTGCTATTACCTTTTTAACAAAGTCTAAAGGTGCTGTTCGTGAGTTTATATTTAGTGATTTATCACAAGCCTATAATTCAGATTCTATAACATTATTATCAGAGCATATTATTGGAACTCCTTCTGATATTGAGGTTCAACGTGAATCTTCAGATCAAATGGAAGGTTATCTTTATCTAGTAAATACAGAAGGTTACATGCCAGTCTTTATGTCAATTCGTAAAGAAAAAGTCCAGGGGTGGGTAAGGTATGAAACTAATGGATTATTTAAAAATATAACAAACGTTAACAGACAGATGTATGCAGTTGTTCGAAGAACTATTAATAGTGCTAATGTTGATAGCTTAGAATTATTAAAGAATGATTATTACACAGATATGTCTGTTCAGTTAAGTGGAAGTGCATCTAAAACATGGACGGCAAGCCATTTACCAAATACCTCAGTTCAAGTTCGATCTGGTAATTATGCTCTTGGTACATTTACCACTAATGGAAGTGGTCTTGTTACATTAACTGATTCAGTTACTTCAGTTGAAATAGGGCTGGGATACACACCAGAAATAACTACCCTTCCCCCAGAAATGCAATTGCCTGATGGTGTAACAGTTGGACAAAAACGTAGAATAGTAAGAGCCGTATTAGATTTAGTATCAACACTTAATGTGAAAGCTGGTGGTACAAGAATTCTGTTAAGAAGTGTAACAGATGATTTTTCATTAGAGCCAACGGCAACAACACAAAGAAAAGAAGTCTTTCTGCTTGGTTGGTCTAAAGAAGGAAGAGTAACGATAACACAAGAAGAGCCATTACCAATGACGTTAAATGGTGTTTTACTAGAGGTAGAAGTCTAATGGGTTCAGTTGGTCACTTTGCAGCAGCAGCTTTCCAATTAAAAGCAGGAAAAGAAGCTCAAAGAGCATATGCTAATGATGCACAAGCGGCAGAAGAACAAGCTGAATTAGCTTCCATACAAGCTGACCAAGAAGCCATTAACAGAACTGCTCAACTTAACAATCAATTAGCCGCAATATCAGCATCAAGTGCTGGAGGTGGTGTTTCAATTGGTTCTTCAAGTTTAGCTAATATTAAAAGAAGAGAAAGCCAATTAGCTACTCAAGACGTTAAAGCTACAAAGTTTATGGGTGCTACTAAACGTAGAAATTATCAGTTATCAGCAAAGGCTTCTAAGAGCAAAGGTAAAGCGGCAATGTATAGTGCATACGCAGGAGCAACTAAGTCTGCTACTGATGGAGTTAACGCTATGGGTAAGGGAGGCTTACCCTAACCAGACAGGACTTGGAACAAGATCGTATTCGACATAAGATGGATAAACTAAATGGCATTTAAAAGAACTATATTAAGGCAAAACTTTGTTACCAATACAGCTATGCCTGAAAGTGCTGGACATGCTATGGCACAAGCTAGCAGAGATATAGCTGGTGCTATTACTCATATTACAAATACTGTTGATAAAAATGAATTTGAAACGTTTAAATTACAAGCAGAAAAAGAAGGTAAAATAATCGGTCAAAGGACTGAAGTAGTTGATGGTAAAAATGTAATAAAGCCTTTAGATTTAGAGTCATTAGGTACTTTTAAACCTAATATGTATAACAAAGCTAATCAAAGAAAAATACAAGAATACTTTAAAGAACAAGCTATTAACAGCTATTCTCTTGCTTTATCTAATGATGCAATAAATGCTTCTGAAACATCATTAATAACTAATAAAGGAAAGGTTGATGATAAAGGAAACTTATTAGTTAATTCAGCTTCAGAAGCTTATCTTAAAGCAATAAAAAACAAAGTTCCTTCAGATGTATGGAATAACATTTCACCTGGACTTGAGAAAATATGGGGAGTGTCTAATCGCAAAGCTTCTGCTTATCAAATAGAAGATGTTAGAAATCTAAATTATTCCAATGCTATAAAGACTTTAGATTATGTAAATAATTACGAACAAAATTTAATAATAAATGGTGGAGATGAAACTGATTTATTATATGTAGAAGAAGCAAAACAAAAAGCTTTTCAATTAATAGATGATAATGCAAAAAGTTCAGCAGATGCCTCAAATATAAAGATGCTTTATGGAACTCAATTGCAATCTGGTGTTTCTCAAAATGCAGTTACTATGGCTTATGGTAATGAAGTTCCAGTTTCAGACATACTTGAAATAATTTCAAACACCCATAATAATTTTAAATTAGATAAAAACGTTGATGCTGAAGTTGTTCAAACTGCAATGTTATCAAAGCTTGATGAGCTAAATAAAATTGATGTTAATCAAAAAAAAGAAAATAAATTTAATTCAGTTACTAGTGCTGGTAATTTAATGCTTAATTTAGTGGCTGATAATGTTATTCCAACTGAAGTAGAGATTAAATCTTTAGCAACAGCAGAGCAAATTAAAATAAGAGAAGCGATAACAAAACACACTAAAAATATTAAAACTGATGAAGAAAAGATATTTAACGATAACGTAGTTAAAACAATTCTTAATATTGAATCTGACAATATAAATGTTGAGCCTAGCAAAGATAAAAGTGATTTTTCAGATGGTTTGAACGTTATAAAAAATAAAAAGAAATTGGATATGGTTGCTGAACTTGTAAGTAGTTTAGGCGATATAAGAATGAATAATTCAAGTAGACTTAAAATTAACACTCTTACAAAAAATATAGCCAATAATTACGCAGAAATAAAAAGTGATATGTTTAAAGCTAACATTGAATTTGCAATGAATGGAGATGGAGATAAAGTCTTAATACCAAGTCAATTAAAAAGTGAAGAATATATCAACAAATTAATTAGAAACAATATTATTGGTACAAGCAAAACAAACGCTTACACAAGAGAATCTTGGATTAATAGAGTAAATAGATATGAAGTAGAATACGATAAAAAAAATAAAGATGCTGAAATTTTATCTGTACTTGCTAA